TCTGATGTTTCTACAGTATCTGGAATCTCAGCAAACACTACTACAGTTGCAGGTATCTCTGCCAATGTTACAACAGTAGCTGGTATTAGTTCAGATGTAAGTACAGTAGCAGGTATTAGTGCTAATGTTACAACTGTTGCAGGTGATACAACAAACATAGCAACAGTAGCTGGTAATACAACTAACATTAATACTGTCGCTACAAACATTACAGATGTAAATACATTTGCTAATAAATATAGGATTTCTGCTACTGACCCAACAACTTCCCTAGATATTGGTGATTTATACTACGATACTACTAATGACATTATGAAAGTATATGGTAGTTCTGGGTGGCAAAATGCTGGTTCATCAGTTAATGGTACATCTGCAAGATTCCAATACTCTGTAAGTTCTTCAACAACAACTATTACTGGAACAGACGACAATGGAAACACTTTATTATATGATGCAGGTTATGTTGATGTATACCTCAATGGTATTAAGATGGTTAATGGAAGTGATGTTACTGTTACCTCTGGTTCTTCTGTGGTATTCGCTACTGCTATCGGTACATCTGGCACTGACACTGTTGATATTATTGCTTACGGTACTTTCAATGTTGCCGCTATTGATGCAACCTCGATAACAAGTGGTACACTAGGATATGCAAGAGGTGGTACAGGACTAGGTACTTTAGGTAGTGCTGATGAAGTATTACAAATGAATGCTGGTGGTACTGCACTAGAGTATGGCAAGGTAGATACAGCTAACATAGCTGATGATGCTGTAACTTCTGCAAAGATTGCTGACAATAATGTAGGTGCGGCAGAGTTAAATGTATCAGGCAATGGTACAAGTGGACAGGTATTAGCTAGTGATGGAGATGGAACATTTAGTTGGGCAGATTCTGCATCACCATTTGCTTACACTACAGTTAGTGGCACAACACCATCATTAGATGTAGGTACTTATAATTTCTTTCATCAAGGTGCGTTGTCAGGTAATACAACAGTTTCTTTTACTAATGTCCCAACTGAAGCAAAATGGAATTATAGTTTCCAAGGTTCTGTTCTTACCAGTTATGATATTTCTGGTGTTACTGGTAGTACGACAGATTTAGGCACTACTTGGAAAGCTGTTAATACTGGTAGTTTATATGATATTTTTGTAAAAGATGATGGTACTTCTTTTTATATAAATGAATATGGTGGGGCTACACCCGCTAATTGTGTTGTTCATCAGTTTGATATGACTACTCCTTATGTTTTGGGGACAGCAACTCATGTTAATACAAAAAGTTATGGTGGTAATCCAATTTACAACTATGGTGGTATTACTTTTTCTGATGATGGTAATCATTTTTATGCTATGGATGCTAATTCTAATGTTATTTATCAGCATGATATGACTACACCATGGGACATTAGCACTTCTTCTTATGCGTCTAAATCATTTTCTACATCAACTCAAACTGGCACTCTTGCAAGAGGTTTTTGTTTTGGTGATAGTGGCACAAAACTTTATGTTACAAGTTATAGCCCGGGAATTATATATCAATACAGTTTAAGTACAGCTTATGATATAAGCACAGCTTCTTATGCGAGTATATCTACTACTTTAGCTAATGCTGATGTATTTGATATACACTTGAGTAGTGATGGAACAAATTTTCTTTATACTTCTGGTAGTTCTGGGTCTGCAACTATATATGAAGCTACTCTTTCTACTCCTTTTAATATTAGCACACAGTCAGCTACGGCTCAATCGCTTTCAATGCCTGCATCTTCACAGAGCTTTGGTGTTGCTGGAGATGGCACGAAATTGTATATACTTGCTGGTTTTATAGGTTCAAGTGCTACTAACGCATACGAATATACAATTGGTACTTTCCCAACAATAACTCTACCATCATCTGTTCAAAACACTACTACACAAGCAATAGATGCTGGTAGTCGTTTTACTTACGAGTTTTATACAGGTGATGGGGGAACAAACATTTACATTTCAAATGAAAATAAAGCAGGTTAATTATGATGATATTAAATATATTAGATGAAGGCACAGAGTACACTTCTAACAATACCATTGTTCCAAGACAATATAGGAATCAACTACTAGCTGAAACTGATTGGGCGGCAGGCAGTGATGTAACTATGTCTGATGCTATGAGAACATATCGTCAAGCATTAAGAGATATACCACAGCAATCAGACTTCCCTAATAGATTCACCATACCGAATAAACCAGAATAGGAGCAACACATGACTAAAGCAAGAGATATAGCAGATGGTGTAGATACAGCCGATATAGCTGATGGTGCTATTAGTGCTAATAAGCTGAACGTTAGTGGCACTGGTACTGCTGGGCAAGTGTTGCAATCAGATGGTGATGGTTCATTTACTTGGGTAGATACTGCTGACCCATTCACACCTACAACAGTAAGTGGTACTACTCCTAGCTTAAATGTAGGTTCTTACAATTTCTTTTCTCAAGGTACACTAACTGGTAATACCACTGTGTCTTTTTCTAATGTACCAACAAGTAAAAGGTTTGCTTATGACTTTGTAGTAGGTGGGACAACCCCTTCTAATCTATATAGCGTAGCAACTTTAGAGCAAACATTTACTTTGCCTACTGCAAGTCCTGCGATAAATTACTCTTATAACCTTGCAATAGATTTTGCTGGTGCTGGACAATATTTGTATATCTTGTATTCTCCTAATGGTGCAGTAAACAATGGCACTATAGCACAATACACCTTGAGTACTCCTTATGATATATCAACTGCAGGATATACTGGCAGTCTACAAATCTTTGGTAGTGGGGGATTAGGTACTTTTGTTAATTACAATGGGCAGCCAACAGGTTTATCTGTTAAAGAAGATGGTTCGCTTTTAAGAATGTTTGCTATATATAGTGGTAGTAATCAAATTGCTGGTAATCTAAGCTTTGGAACTCCTTATGCTGTTAGTTCACTTAGTGTGTCTGGTGGTGCTTGGGGTGGTCTACCAACTGGCATAGTTGATATTGCTACTAGTCCAGATGGTGTTTACACTTATAATTTACTTAGCAATAGAACTGTCCAAGTTATGTCTGGTTCTTGGAATTATCATGGTGGTGTTAATTCTTCTTTAACTAGCTCAACACTTACCCCTACTAGTCCTAAAGGTATTGCTATGAACACCAGTGGAACAAAAGGAGCTATAGTGGATAGTAGTAGTAATACATTATATTATTATACATTATCTACAGCACATGATTGGAGTACAGCAACAGAAGATGGTTCTATTTCAGGTGTAACTAATATTGCAGGTCTAACATCAACAGAGAATATGACAAGGCTTTATACTATTTCTGCCGCTAATACAATAGCAGAGTACGATATATATGAATTTAAACCTTACAGTGTAACACTACCAGCTTCTGTGCAAAATTCAGACTACTATCCAAATACACCACAAAACTCACTTTCCTCTAGCGGAGATAGATATCTATTTGAATTTGTTACTACTGATGGTGGGACAAATGTTTGGAAAGTGGGTTCAACAAAATATGATGATAACTAATAGGAGTAACAATGTTCAACATAATTAAAGAAGAAGAAATAGAAGGATTTAAATATGCAGTGTGGGAAGATTTCCACCCATTTGATATATTTCCAAAGATAAAATAATGCCAGATACAGAGATAACATTAGCAGTGATAAGCAACAAGATAGATAATCTTACAGAGAAAGTCTGCGAGAATCAAAAGCAGATTGATGATCTTAAAGAACAAGTCAACATGGGCAGAGGTGCTGTCAAGGTTATCTTTGTACTTGGTGCTATTGTTAGTGCTGTCTATACTGGCATAAGAATGTTAATGTCATGATACCTTTTCTAAGTTTATTATCCAATCCAATTACTAAGCTAGTAGCTGACAAGGTTATTGGTGGTGCTAAACATGCACTAGAAAAGAAAGCTATGATAAGAGAAGCAGAGGTGGAAGCTATCAAGCAGACAGACTTTGCTAAGATAAAGAAAGAAGAAGCTATTGCTAAGGCACAACAAGCTGTACTAAAAGAACAAGTCAAGGCTAGTCAGAAGTCTTGGAAGGATGAGTACTTAACTGTAGTATTTACTTGCATACTGGTAGCACACTTCGTACCACAAACACAAGTACACATGACCAGGGGATGGGAGTTACTAGGCTCTGCACCTACAGAGTTCTGGTATATTATACTTACCATTGTTGCTGGTTCATTTGGTGTATCAACCCTTACTAAGTGGAAAAAATAATGTTGCATATGATGGAAGGAATGTTGAAGCTATTTGTTTCAACAATACTAATTGTTTTACTTGGTACAATCCTTGTCTATGCTAACACTAATACAAATGTATCTGGTGATAACACATTAATATCTGGTGGTTATACAACTAACTCTACAACTACTTATCAATCTGGTTCAAGCAGTAACACTACTAGTAGTAGTACTACCAACAATACATCTAACATCAAAAGCTTTCCCCCAACATCCAGTGCGCCCCCTGCACAATCAGGATTTGATGTCTGCAACATAGGAACATCATTTGGTATGCAATCATCTATCATAGGATTAAGTTCCTCAACCAATCAACCAGATTTGACGTGTGAACGGATTAAGCTATCTAGGGAGTTGGCACAGGTACACAATATGCGTGTGGCAGGGATTGCCGTTTTATGTCAAGATCCAAGAGTATTTACAGCTATGGAAATGGCTGGTACTCCTTGCCCATTCGAGGGAAACATAGGAGATGAAGCAGAAAGATTGTGGCAGAAGTATGATATTCTTAGACCAGACTATGATGAGTATATCAAGAACAAGAAACTAAAAGAGAAGGTACAAGCCGAACAAGTTATGTACTTTAAAGGCAAATGAGATGTTGGGTACACTTATTCCTTATCTTGTTTGTGGTAATACTTGCAAGTGCAAAGACAAATGCAGAATCAACAAGTAATTTATTAGACAGTGATTTTACTAGCAATAATTGGTCAACGAATATACAAAGCTATCATGGAAGCGATACAATAGCTGGTGTTGATGGTCAGTATGTAGAGAACAAGATAACATTATCAGAACATATGAACTCTATGGATATAGAGAACGTATACCAATCAGATCTTACTGCTGATGTTTGGTTCTGGAATGATGAGAGTCAGTCAGTTACTATTAGTCAAACTATCACTGATAGTAATGGTAAGGAGTACAGCAACAATACTGTAGTGTCTGGTAGTTGTGCTACTAACTGTAGTTATTTTACAGCACCAACAAACAGTATACTTATAACAGATGTGGCAAGTGATTATGATATTGTTTCTAAGTTTAGTTTCTCTATACCTTCTCAGCCTAATTACCATTATGGAGCAGACCTCAGAAATCCCTCGCTTATATTATATTTTGAACCATTTAAAGTGGATGTAGAATCTACATCAGACATTGACTTGTGGGTAGATAGCTTTGAGATGGAATACTTAGATGAGTTTGATGATACAGAGTTTTCTTTCAGTGATACCTTCACTGAAGAATTTACCATGCCTAATGATTATTATTTATTTGAGAATGATATGTATTTATACATGACACCAGAAGAAGAAGTTGTAGATACACCAACAGAAGATATAGCAACAGATGATGTGGAGGAGTTCATTGAGGAATTTATCGAAGAAGAAATCCCAGAGGAGATTAGTGAAGAGATGTTTATGGAAGAGCCTAAAGAAGATATTAATACAGATGAACCACAGACTGGGGCAGTCAAGATAATGTTAAGTGAGGTTATGACTGATGACCAGGTAAAGATAAGTGTGATGTTAAAGGACCAGCCATTGATGCAAGACGTCGCTTTCTATGAACCAATAAATATTTATGCAGACCAAATAACAATCTTTGATAACAGGCAAATCTATGGTAACATTACTTATGTTGCCAATGATCCACTAACCACATATTTAAATTTTAAAGAAGGGAATCAGGAGCAACAAAAAGAACTAAAGACTAAACTAAAGAGCATGACATGGAGAAACTAAAGAATAACCTAGGCTCTATCGTAGCCTTATTAGGTACTGTCTCAGCTATCGGTGCTGGGTTCGTTAAGTATGGTGAACTCACCACAACAATAGATGTTATGCAAGAAACAATTAATGAATTAAATGCCAGGCAGTATGTCATTAATGAAACAGTAGACCTGACAGAAACAAACAATAAGATAAATGTTAACTATGAATCTACACTTGATCGTATCAGTGATATTAAACAATCATTATCTGATAACAAAAACAATTTAGAGATAATAAAAACAAGATTAGATTTGATTGATAAACAGATAGAAGGTATTAAGAAAGATAACAAGAACCCATTAGCTAGATAGGAGACAATCATGCTAGAACAACTAAAAAAAATCGCACATAAATTGCCACTGAGCAGAGTTATAGACACTTGTGGATGTGGTTATTATAAAATCAAGAAACCTTTTCTATGGGCTTCTCTGCTCGTTCTAGGGCTATTTCTAATTTTAAGGTAGATTTATGGGAGATGAAACCAAACTTCCCTATATGTTTACTGTGTTAGAGTCAGAAGATGGTACGTTTAGCTGCAATATATTATGCCGAGGATTCCCAAGCTATGAAGATGCTGTTGCTTTTATCGAACTCTGGGATCAAATGGTCAATGATGAGAAGATAATCAGTTACGAACTGCATTAAAAAGAAAAGAGCCAGGAAGGGAATAACCTGACTCTTCTCATCACCATACAAAAATATTTTAATTTAATAAAACATCTTGACTCAAGTTATACCACTAACAATTCCCCCTTGTCAAATCTATTTGTAATATATTTTTTATCATGCTAGTATATTGTTAATAACATAGGAGGATGTTATGAAAAATAAATGTGTACTAGTAATAAGTGATTTACATATCCCTTACAACCATAAAGATAGCTTTGCTTTTCTCAAAGAAGTAAAGAAAGTATTTAAACCTGATAATGTAGTAAACATAGGCGATAGCATTGATAGTCATGCGTTATCCTTTCATGATTCATGTCCTGACTTACCAAGTGCTGGTCATGAATTAACAATGGCTAGAGAATACATAAAAGAGTTGGAGTCTGTATTCCCAGAAGTAACAGAAGTTCATAGTAATCATAGCTCATTAGTGTATAGAAGAGCCTTGAAATATGGTATGCCAAAGGAGCTAATAAGACCTTATGCAGATTTCTTGGGAACAAAGAAGTGGAAGTGGGTAGATGATCTTACTTTAACACTCAGCAATGGACAAAGATGTTTCTTCACTCATGGTAGAGGTGCAGACATATTAAAGGTTAGTCAGACACAAGCAATGAGTACAGTATCTGGACATTACCATACGAAGTTCCTAATTTCCTACTGGGCAAACAGTGATAATCTATTTTTTGGTATGCAGGTGGGTTGTCTCATAGACCAGAAGTCCTTAGCATTTGAGTACGCCAAGAACTTCTCGACTAGATTTATATTAGGTTGTGGAATTATTATTGATGGTATCCCACGCTTGTTGCCCATGGTATTGAACAACAAGGGGGATTGGATTGGTAAGGTAGTTTAATACTGCTGAAACTTTCTAAGAGTACCAGCTATTGTACCCCATGAATTAGCAAGATCTTTGAGCTTCTGATACTGCCCTATATTCTCTTGCTTGGTTTCTTTTATGAGAGCAGCCAGTCTTTTGAACTCTTCGTCTTTAGTTAATGTAGTAATATCTTCGTAGGTGCTAGTCTCGGTTAGTTCCTCAAACTTTCCTATCCATTTATTGATAGCCTCAATATCCTCTTTAGATATGTTAGGGTAATCATCAGCAACATCAGCGGCTTCACCAGTAATAGGATCTGTATATCCCCTAGCAGAATTATTCTCTTTAACTTTGCCACTCTTATCTGAACCCATGGTTGCTTTATTACCATCATCATCTTCAGTGGCTAGTCCATATATTGCACAAAGACTATATCTTTTTGCATAGGTAATGGCACTACCAACTGCATGACTATCATCAAACTTATTACCTTTAACAGATATAATACAACGAGATGTTAAGCATTGATCTGATTCTTTGTGGTATACATTTGTCCTAACAAATTGTGTTGTTACTACTTTATCTGCTAACACATGGGTTTCAAACTCCACCGATTGACTGAATGATAATCCATACTTAGCACCCTGATTGACTGCTTGTATTACCTCATCTAAGTTTGCATAGTCACTTTTAAAGAATGGATTTTTAGCATTCTTTTTTGCTGTTACATTGTCCTCTTGGAACTTAGACAATGCTTCAAATAGTTTATTAGTATTCTCTACCATTTTTGTATTCCTTCTTCTGAATTAAATTCTCTTGTTAATCTTGACTGTTGGTGTCTTACCTCTCTGTCAATAGCAGGTATTAAAAACTTACAATACTGTTGTAACTGGTGCAAACCATCATGGGTAGATGGGTCAATGCAATCCATGTTATCTATATTAATAGTCTTAAAGAACTCTATTAACTCTCCGAGAAAAGTAAATGTTTCTACCTGTTTCTTAATTTCCCCCTGTTGATTGTAAGTCATTCTATTAGCTAGGCGTTTTACTTCCTGCATATCATTAATGGTTATCATGGCATACCTCATGTGCTAGTTTACTTTGTGCATATTCTGCCCAGAACTCTCTGAAATAATCTTCAATCATAATGTCTAATACATCATCCTCTATGAATGTAACTAGATCTCGGTGTTGTTTCATAGCGTCTTGGAACTCAGCAAGTGATTCACATTCACCTACTTCTTTTAACATTTCATTCCAGAACTTATCTTCCTGGTCCATAAGGTAATGTTTATATCTACCCATTGTTATCCTCCTTTATTTGTCTAATTGTTTCATTAAGTTTCTCACAAGCTGTATTAAACTCCTTGAGCTTTGCCCAGAATTGTTCTTCCAATTCGTGTATGCTTGTGTTAGTCTTTTCTATGTTATCGACCACAACTTTAAGTGGTAGTTTATTAACTGTCATTATATTTCTTCTCCTTAATCGTTGACATGACTATATTTAAACACTATCTTGAATATAGTGTCAAACAATTTGTTATATATTTTTTAAATTAACGGAGGATAAAATGGAAGAAACAAATATCACGCCCCTTTATATCAAGATACCAAGCGAACTAAAAACAGCACTTACTGTGGTTGCAAGGAATGAAAGAACATCATTGGTAGGATTATGTACTGACATACTAACAACAGGTGTCAATGCACGATCAAAAGTCAATGAGAAAAGAATCAAGCAACTAATAGATAGCAGTAAGGTGTTTGCAAATGGACAAGATTAATCCTAGTTACTATCAAAAAGGTAAGTGTACTTGTGGTAATACATTACAGACATACGATTTTGTAAAAGACTTACCCTTTGGAGAGGGTTCTGCGATTAAGTATATCGTTAGACACAAGGACAAAGGTAAATCAGATGATGTTAAGAAGGCTTTGTGGCTAGTCATTGCTATACTCATAAGAGAATATGGCATGACACCCAAAGATGTACTGTCATTTACAGAGGACTTATTAATCAAGGGATATGGACAGTAAAAACAAATATTCAAATGGGAATCCTAAAGTACCTAGCATTTGGAGTGTCATTCCAAGTAAGAGGGTAGTAGATGAGAGGTCAAAGAAATACCCAACAACCTTTCTTGTGTTCTGTTGCTTGGCTATGTTTACGAACAGAGCAGGTACTTGTTTTCCAAACCAAGAAACTATTGCAAGGCATTTAGGTGTCAGTCGTAGTGCTGTATCACAACACATTAAGAAGTTAATTGAATGGGATTACATCAGACACGCTAAGACTAGGCACAAAGGATTAAAAGGTAACAAATATTATATGGTATTTGATGATATGGTAGATGAAGAAGAGGCATTGAGTGTGCAGACATCTGAAACTGTATCAGAGATAGCCGAAGTAGTACCACCAAAGATAGAACAAGGTGCAAGAATGTATGAGAAGATTAAACCAACCAAAGAGGCAAGAACAATACTATTATTATTCAAAGATATTGTTCGCAAATACTATGGGCATCAAGCCTTACACACCACAGCACATGAAGAGCTAGTTACTATGTGGCTACAAGACTTTACTAAAGAAGAGATACTGAAGAGGATGGAAGATACCATTAGATATCGCATGAAGAACAACAAGGACAGCATCAAGTCTGTTGTTTATTTTAAGAATGTCTTTGTTAAGGGCAGCAAAAAACCCTCCAATCCAAAGAAAGAACTAGAGGGTTTGATGAGTAAGTTTGTGAACACTCACAAGGTTAAGTTCTAATTGCTATGTATTCATAGCTCTCTTCATCTACCTTTCTTTGTGTAAGTGTAACTGTTTTATTTTCATATAGTTCATTAACTACTTCTTGTATTCTTATAGCTAGTCTTACTACTTTAGGATCTTCTTCTTTCATATCACCAGCAAGAAAGCCACGATAATAGATAAACTTATCACCTATCTTTGACCAGGTAAGCCAATCCTTTATCTTGTCTACCTCGCTTTCTATATCTCTTAAGTCATACATATTCATAGTTACCACCACTTCATAAACATTACTAATTGATAGGCACATATTACCCAAGCCACCACAAAGAATATGGATACGCCTATGGCTATCTTGCTTGTTAAGTCTTGTACTTTATTAAACATAGTTATTCCTTTCTAAAATTTAATGGTCACTATAAGCTGACCATATCCCCTTGTTCTATTTCAGTTCTTACTCTTTCTCCTACTGCGAAACGATCTTCTTTACAGATTCTTAAGAATTCTTTTGCTACTTCTAGAACATCTCCTTGCCCCTCAAATACAGTTGCATAGCCGTCTAATATATTATGACAACAGAAAAGTTTTTCAACTTTCATGTCAAGATTATGATAAAAAGAAAATTCATTTTGAGTAAATTCAAATGTATATGTAAATACTTGCCCCTCGTTGTCAGAGTCTACAATTTCGTACAATGGAGAATCATCATCTGATTCAGTCACCCTATTTTTCTGTTTTAGTAATTGTCTAATGAAAGTTTTTGCTCCAAAATTGTGTTTAAGAATACAAGCTAACTCGTAGCCACCTTCTGCAAGGTATCCGTCATAATGCCTGTACAAAGTTATATTAGTTTGTCCATATATTACTTTTATAATTGATGTTGTTAACATTAGTTATTTCCTTTCTTTGTTTAGCTCCAGCTAACCTAATTGTTTAGCCCCAGCTTACCTATAACAATATTAATTAACATATATATATTATTATAGTGTAATTAGTTTATAATTGATTAATTGTTTTTAATGAATGAATAAAAGTAATAATGGTGATAATATAAATATACCAGCTATTATATATGTAAGATTAAGCATTATATCTAATGTGTTATCTTGTTCCATTGTATGTATTCCCTTATTAGTTATTAAATATATCCTCAGTATATATAAACAAATAACATTGTCAACCCCTAAAATAAAAAAATGTGTATTATTTTTCCACAGCCCCACAAGCAGCTTATATAATATTTAATAGGAAAGGGTCGACCTTTTTTAATATAGAGCCGACTAAACTTTATTTATTTAAAGGGCACCCCTTTGGGGTGGGGGTCTCTACTATATACGTAGGTAACCCACACAATTTTTTTGCAATTTTTTCATAAATGATATATGCTACCTATATAAGGAAATAAAATGTCTAAAAAGATTTCAACAAACAACTATGTTCATATCTCAAAGGGTACTTCGTTAGGACGGCATCCTATCAAGTCAACTATGAATAAACACAAGCGTAGAAGTTTTAAGAAATATAGAGGACAAGGTAAATAAGAAAGGAAAGAGTATGGCTGGACCAACACACAGTAATCGTAATTATAAACTAATGAAACCTATTAACATGACGGAAGGTGATTATATCATAGAAGTATGGGAGGGTAGTAATTGGAATGACGATACTAAGACAAGAGAAGTTATTGATGGTGCGATTGATATAAAGATTTATCAAAAGATAGATGACGCATCTAAATATAACAAGGGTGATATCGTAGGCTTCTTTAGAGCCTGGGGTAATAATAACTCACCAAGTACACAGTTCGCTAAAGATGAGGGACTAGATGACGAAATCCCTTTCTAAGAGAAGGATAGTCAAACCACCTTTAGATAGATTTGGTGGTGTACGCATAGTACAGAAACGTATCCAGAAGTCTGAAGTGTTAGAACATCATAAAGATGCGGTGGCACAAGAACTAATTGATATAGCAACATCAAGTATAGATGAGATTATTGATTGGGATTCTTCTGGATATGTTCGTGTCAAAAGTCCTGATGAAATATCAAACAAAGCAATCAAAGCAATTAAGAAGATTAAGATGACACCGACTAAGGAAGGTCCTCAGTTGGAAGTAGAACTGCATGATAAAGTATCCGTGTTAAGAACATTAGCGAAAGCAACAGGGATGATGGATAAACAAGAAGATATGGACAAGCCTTCTGTTGTTGGTATAGTAATGCACGGACCTGAACAAATAATAGATGTGGAGCCAGTAAATGAAACAAAGGAAGATGGAGATAGCGGAGATACAGATAGTACAGAAGGAGATGGTGAACAAGAAGATTAGTATGCAAGATGTAGCTAGGAATAATGGAATCTTCATAAGCAAACTACAGCAGATGCTTGCTGGTAAGGTAACAGTAAATCAGAATACAATAGATCGTATTATAAAATATGTAAGTGAATATAAATGAATGTGCTAAGTTTATTTGATGGAATGTCTTGTGGGCAGCAAGCATTAAAAGAGTTAGGCATAACAGTTGATAATTATTATGCAAGTGAGATTGACCAATACGCTATAAAGATAGCCAAGAAAAACTTTCCTGATACAATACACGTTGGGGATGTGGTCAAACTAAAAGCAGAGGATTTGCCACAAATAGATTTGTTGATGGGTGGCAGTCCTTGCCAAGGGTTTAGTTTTGCAGGAAAACAACTTAACTTCAATGACCCACGTTCGGCATTGTTCTTTGAGTTCGTGCGTTTGTTGAGGGAATGTAAACCAAAATACTTCTTGCTTGAGAACGTTCGTATGAAGAAAGAATACCAAGATGTCATAACAGAACAGCTAGGAGTTGAGCCTATTATGATTAACAGTTCACTTGTATCTGCACAGAATAGGGTGCGGTTGTATTGGACAAACATTCCAAACATCAAACAACCACAAGAGAGAGGGATTGTTCTTGCTGATATTTTGGAATGTGAGCCATCTAATTACACAATTATGTCTGATAATTTTACTAATAGATTAAAAGATAACAGATGCTTAACAGACTTAACCCAAGAAAAAGCAAGTAATTTATCGGCAATGGAATATGTAAAAAATGGTAAACAAGGAGATTACTTGGCTTGTAACCGAGTTGGGAAACCTGTCCAAGTCGGAAGTGCATCGGATATAAACGGACACGATATGATTAAAAGAGTATATAGTCCTGACGGCAAGAGTCCAACACTGACATCTATGCAAGGTGGTAACACACAGCCCAAAGTGTCTATTGTCGAAACAGACAACTACTATCAACTCAATCGAGAGGGAGCATATCCTGGTCAACAACAAGACAGAATTAGGAAACCAAACAAACCATCTAATACATTGACTTCGGCAACATCATCAATACCTAAAGTGGTTATTGACGACATTGTTACACTTAATGATAACCAAAGAGAAAAGACAACCGAATTGCTAAAAGGCATACACTATCGTAAGCTGACACCATTAGAATGTGAACGACTACAAACACTTCCTGACAATTACACAGATGGTGTTTCTAATACCCAACGATATAAGATGATTGGTAATGGGTGGACAGTGGCGGTAATAAAACATATACTAAATGAAATGCAATGACTAGTCCAATAACAAATCTGAACCTAGACTTCACCACTTCCCCTACTGTATGGAAGTTCCTGCAGGATAAATCTTTTGTCAGGGGGATTATGGGACCAGTAGGTAGCGGTAAGTCTTATGCCTGTGCCGCTGAGATTATGTTAAAGGCAGTCAGTCAAGTACCATCACCAAGAGATGGAATCAAGTATAGTAGGTTTGTAGTTGTCAGAAACTCATATCCTGAATTAAGAACAACCACCATTAAAACATGGCAAGAGTTGTTTCCTGAGAATATCTGGGGATCTTTCCGTTGGTCTCCTCCGCTAACCCATCACATAAAGCTACCATCACGAGACAATGCTCCAGGTATAGACTGTGAAGTTATCTTCCTAGCTCTGGACCAACCCAAAGATGTCCGTAAACTTTTATCCATGGAGTTGACAGGTGCATGGGTCAATGAGGCACGAGAGTTACCCAAGGCTGTTATTGATGGGTTAACACACAGGGTAGGTAGATACCCTACTCTATCGGATGGTGGAGCTACGCCTTGGCGTGGGATTATTATGGATACCAACCCTATGGATGATGACCATTGGTGGTATCGGTTATCTGAAAAAGAAAAGATGACTGGAAAATTTAAGTGGACATTCTTTAAACAGCCAGGTGCTGTAGAGGAATGTAAAGTTGACGAGTTGCCAGAGAATCCAGAAGCGAATGGTTTTGTATTCTCAGCAAATACCTGGTGGGCAACTAACCCTAACGCAGAAAACAGAAAAAACCTGCCCACTGGGTACTATGAACAAACCCTACTTGGAAAGAATACAGACTGGATACGTTGCTATGCACAGGGATTATATACCTACGTCCAAGAAGGCAAACCTGTCATGAACGAATATGATGATAACATCATGTCCGAAGATTTCCTGGAGCCAGATCCAACCCTCCCAGTACAAGTCGGTGTTGACTTTGGTTTGACACCAGCCGCTATATTTGGGCAGAAACTAAAGAATGGTAGGTGGCAAGTCTATCACGAACTGGTAACATTCGATATGGGACTGGAACGTTTTGGTACTATGCTTAAATCCGAACTGGCTACTAAGTTTCCGAAGTACGAAGTATTGGTATGGGGAGACCCTGCTGGTATGCAAAGGGATCAAATCTATGAAGTAACATCCTTTGACCATCTAAAGTCTATAGGATTACTAGCACGACCAACAGCAAGTAACGACTTTCGAGTGAGACGTGAAGCTGGTGCTATGCCAATGAACCGATTAATTGAAGGTAAACCTGGATTGCTTATTGACAAAAGATGTCAAAGATTACGCAAATCGTTAGCAGGTGGTTATCATTTCAAAAGGGTTCAGGTATCTGGTGGAGAGCGTTATCGTGACACACCAAACAAGAACGACCATTCCCACGTTGGTGATGCTTATATGTATCTGGTACTAGGGGGTGGTGAACATAAACAACTAACGAGGGGACATAATCCACAATTCAAACAATCAGTAGCGAATACGGATTTTGATATATTTGCATGACAAGTTCAGCCAAACGTAAAGGTACAAGAGTAGAAAACAAAATAGTAAAGATGTTTCAATCTATGGACATCAATGCCAGAAGGCAACCCTTATCAGGGGCAATAAAAGACTTCCCACATGATGTAGCGGTAGATCTAATCGGTGGATTGGTATGCGAAGTTAAGGCACGAAAGAATGGGGGAGGGTTCGCAACCATAAAGAAGTGGAAAGGTTCTGCTGATTTGCTAATCCTAGTAGAAGATTATGACCAGCCAGGTGTGTATATGGACTGGGTATTATGGAAAGAGATAGCAATGAGGCTGAAAGAACATGAATGAGCAGACACTAGAGTACCTATTTAATACAGCAGGTACTAATTTATCGGTGGTTCCGTTCAAATCATACCTACTAAACATCATGGATCTCCATGAACACGACAAGAAACACCTAACAGAAATGCCAAATTATGCAGAGTTCTTAGACTTTGCCGCCCAAACTGGCTATGGATATACAGTTTTAGATGGTGGTAAACCTGTATTATGCTTTGGTGTAGCACCACAATGGTATGGTGTAGCCGAGTTATGGATGATACCTGATATGTATTTGGTCAGTAAACACAAACTAAAGTTCCATAGAGGTGCAAAAAAGTTCATGGACCTCATAATGGAAGAGTTGAATTTACACAGAATCCATGTTACAGTTTTAGCTAGTAATATCCGAGCAATCAAATGGATTGAAAGTATATCTTTTAAAAGAGAAGGTTTATTAAAAAAATATACCTTTGACCAAAAAGATATGCTAATATATAGCAAGATACGAAAGGACTATTAATATGGGTATGTTGTTCTCAAAACCAAAATACACTCCTCCACCAGAGTTAGAGGAAAGCAAGAAACTTGTAGCTGAAAGAGAAGCCGCCGCAGATGCCTCCGCTAAGAAGGAAACATCCGCACTTGCTGCAAGACGTAGAGCGATGAGAACAGATCCAAGAAGTCTGCTTGGTTCAGGTGGATTGCTTGGTATACAAGATACTGGTCCACAACCAACAGAACAAATTAGAGATCCATTTCAAACAGGGAGATTTAGATAATGGGCGGTTCACCAAGAAGAGCTAAACCACAGCCAAGACAGGAAGCGGTAGCTCCTGAAGGTGCAAGAGAAGAAGTAGCCAAAGCAACAGCTCCAGCAAAAACTCTTGATCCACAAAACTTAAGAAAACCAAGAAGCAGAACCAGAGGGGGTCTATCATTAAACTTTATGGAAATAGATGAAGATAATGCTGGCAATGTAAATCTAAGAGGTCAGCTTGGTGGTGTAAGAAACCCATTAGGTGGAGATAGATCATGACACATATTCGCAACCCAAAGTTTAGAAACCTAGACGAATCACAAGTGGAGACAAAATAATGGCAAAACAAGACGACAAAATACAAGCTATGGTTAATGACATTGACCCAGCAACCAGAAAAGTAATACAAAGACCATTGATTGATATTGTTAGAGAAAATTCAGGTATGATTGGTGTGTTAGAAACTGTTATCAAACTTTTTGAAAAAGGTATAAACACAAAGCCTGACTTTAATTACAGTTCTCGTAAAGGTGGCGACAATAAAAATATTATAGCAAAAAGAGAATCTACTCTTAACGAAGAGCAAAAACAAAGGATGAGATACACTGGTATGGAAGCACCAGCACCACGACCAAAACGTAGGCAAGGGATAATGGAATAATGCCAGGACTTTACGATAACATCAACAAAAGAAAAAAAGCTGGGACTTCTCGTTCCAAGAAAAATTCTACAATCAGCAAAGAAGCCTACGATAATATGAAAAAAGGTTTTCCTAAGAAAAGAAAAAGAAAAGGTTTGATGGATTAATGCCATTTAGTTTTTTTAAAATGACTGCCGCTAATAAGCCTACTGGTGCATACAGTAGACCAAGTACTGGTAGTTCTTATACCTCAACAAAGATTTATAAAACAGATGAAAGAGGTAGGCGTGTAGTTGCAGGGACAAGAGTTGGAAGGTATGACAAAAGACAAGATAGGATAGTATACGATTACAGACCTGCAGTCGAAAGACCAAAGCCTACTATGTCTAACTTCTTAGCTACGTTGTTCAAACCAGCCATAGACAGAAAGATAGCTGGAGCGATTGCTACAGCAACAAAACCTTTGGGTGGTAGAGTAACAGAAGAAGGTGATGTAGTGATGGACGTTAGTGATATAGGGAAAGGAACACCTAAAAAACTAACTACAGTAAAACCTACACCAGACTATTACGCTTTAGAACAAGAACGTAAAAGGAAAGTTGCAGAAGAACGTGAAGCAACCAAAAGAAGATTGGGGTTAATAGGGGATGGTAACACTATTGACAATAGAATTAACATTACCACAGCACCAAGTATCCTAGGTGGCTTGGGAGTTGATTTAAATATAACAGATTTGAGGTTCAATCGTGGTCGCTAAAAAATATCAGAATCCATCAGGTGGACTAAACGAAGCAGGTAGAAAATACTTCAACAAGAAAGAAGGATCTAACCTTAAAGCACCACAGAAATCTGGAACAGATGGTAGACGTGTTAGCTTTGCGGCACGATTTGCTGGTATGGATGGACCTATGAAGGATAGTAAGGGTAGACCAACAAGACTTGCATTAGCTCTCAAGGCTTGGGGATTTGGTTCAAAAGAAGCGGCTAGAAACTTTGCACAAAGGAATAAAAAATCATGATGAGACTAGATGCAAGACAAGTAATGGACAGATCTAAGAAAGCCTTTGGCAGAAAAGATCTATGGAGAACAATATACGAGGACTGCTACCGATACGCTTTACCTCAAAGAAACTTATATGACGGATACTATGAAGGTCATGTACCAGGTCAGAATAAAATGAACATGGTATTTGACAGTACAGCTATTCATTCCACTCAAAGGTTTGCTAATCGAATCCAATCAGGCTTGTTCCCTCCCTACAAGAAGTGGTGCAGATTAGAACCTGGGGATGATATTCCACCAGAGAGAAGAGCAGAAGTTCAGCAAGCACTTGATATTTACCTCGACAAGATGTTTACTGTCCTCCGCCAATCAAACTTTGACTTGGCTATTGGAGAATTTTTGCTCGACCTCTGTGTAGGAACAGCGGTTATGTTGATCCAAGAAGGTGATGATGTAAACCCAATTCAGTTTACTTCGATACCACAATACCTTATTGCATTAGAAGAAGGTCCAAGTGGTACAGTGGATAACGTTTATCGTAAGTACAAACTAAGAGTCGAAGCTATCAAGAGAGAGTTCCCTGATGCAGAGATGCCAGAAACTCTATTGAACTTGATGAAAACAAAACCACAAGAGCAAGTAGAATTAACAGAAGCTGTTATTATTGACCCAGAAAGAAAAGACTTCTGCTATCACTTAGTCTATGAGAAAACAGGTGAAGAGTTAATCTACAAGAGAATGAATGAAACACCTTGGGTAGTTTCAAGATATATGAAAGTAGCTGGTGAAGTATTTGGTAGAGGACCATTAACAACTGCTATCCCAGATATTAAAACACTAAACAAAACATTAGAGCTACTTCTAAAGAACGCATCTATCGCTTGTGCTGGAGTATACACAGCGGCAGATGATGGCGTAATCAACCCATCAAATATTAGAATCACACCTGGTTCTATTATCCCAGTAGCTAGAAATGGTGGACCACAAGGAGCTTCATTAGCACCGCTACCACGTTCTGGTGATTTCAATGTATCTCAGATTGTTATTAACGATCTAAGAATGAATATTAAGAAAACATTACTGGATGATACATTACCACCTGACAATATGTCAGCACGTTCTGCAACAGAGATTGTAGAGAGAATGAAAGAGCTAGCACAGAATATGGGTTCTGCATTTGGTAGATTGATTACAGAAACAATGGTTCCTATTGTAACAAGAGTTTTATCTATTATGGATAGAAAAGGATTGATACAGTTACCATTGAAAGTTAATGGATTAGAAGTGAAGGTGGTTCCTATTAGTCCGTTAGCTAAGGCACAGAACTTAGAGGAGATAAATGAAATAATGCAGTTCGTACAGATTGCAGGTTCATTAGGACCTGGTGGTATTGCTGAGATGAAACCTGACCTTATTGCTACATACATTGGTGATAAGCTAGGTATCCCATCTAACCTCAGAACAACACCACAAGAAAAACAAGCCATTATACAGCAGAGTATGCAGATGGCTATGCAAGGTCAGGCTATGGGACCAGAGGGGCAACCAGCTCCACAAGGTCAGCCTCCTATGCAAGAACCAGCTAGTGCAGTAGTTGATGAGGCTAGTGCATGAGCAAATCAGGGTGGGATGGCATAGAGGTTCTTGACGAGAAACCTATGCCTTTAAGAGACGATTCTGTCGAAATTGATAAAGCATTTGCTAGAACGTTTGATACAACAGAAGGCAAAAAGGTTTTAAAATACTTACTTAGCAAAACAATACAACAACCAACGTGGATTCCTGGTGGAGACACGAGCTTTGGTTTTGCAAGAGAAGGACAGAATAGTATTATAAGAGAAATACAAACTAGAATTGAGAGGGCGAAAGCATGATTGACGAAAAAGAACTACAACAACAAGAAGGCTTAATGGCAGATGCGGCACCAATAGTTGAAGAACCAGAGGTAGATCCCAACGAAGTAGAGATACCACATCTAGTAGAAGATCAACCAGAAGAACCTGTTGGAGAAAAAGAAGTATTAACAAAACCAGAATACCTAGAAGAGAAGTTCTGGGACCCTAGTGAAGGTGTTAAGGTAGAAGATCTAAACAACTCTTATAAAGAACTTCAAAAGCAATTCTCTATGGGCAAACATAAAGCTCCAGCAGAATATGACCTATCAGCATTTGATGGTATTGATGTTGACGAAGATCCATTAGCAAAAGAGTTTGTTGATTGGGCAAATGAAAACAAACCAACACAAGAAGCATTTGATAAATTAGTTGGTAAGTTTAGAGAGTTGGCTGATATACAAGAAGAAGCAAGTTCTATTAACATAGAACAGGAAACTTCTAAATTAGGACCTAATGCTCCACAGATTATTAATGGTATTAGACAATGGGGACAAGGTTTAGTTTCTAAAGGTGTATGGTCTCAAGATGATTTTGAAGAGTTCAAAGTCTTTGCGGCTACAGCTAGCGGCATTAATGCTCTAAATAAAATCAGAAGATTCTATGGTGAGCAACAAATACCAACAGCAACTGTAGAGATGGATGGTATGCCAAGCAGAGATGAGCTATATGAAATGGTTTCTGATCCTAAATACAAATCTGATCCTAACTTTAGGAGACAGGTAGAACAACATTTTGCTAGAGCTTTTCCTGGTGTAGCAACCTCGACTGGCGATATTTAAGGAAAGCAAGTGGCAGACAGAAGAACTGGTTTGATGGAGGACAACCTAGAGAATCTAATTCTCAGGAACTCCAATGTTAAATGGGTAGACAGGTTTTTAAATCCGCAGAACTACCCAAAGCCAGAGTCTAAAGATGGTGTTATGGAAACACATAGAATGTCTGTTGATGGAAATGGTCCTTACTATATTTACCCACAGGTAACAGTCCAAGGGGATAGTTATGTTAAACAATCCCTAGAAGATGCAATTAGTAGCAAAGATTACATTATGGTAGACGATAAGGCTACTGCCATAGCATTATCTAAGAATTACAAAAGTCTTATGATTGGCAAAAGATTTAGAGATTTCTACGATCTGAAATAGTTCTTGTATTTATCCTAAAAATATCTTATCCTATTAGCGAGATAACGAATGTCCTATTCGCCTCTGGCTGGTGTGGAAGTACATCATTTTTTAGCCGAGAATTATCCTCGATAACTAAAGTAAAATTTTTTATTAATTTGTGTTAAACAAGGAGTAAATTATGGCACAGTCAATTACTAATGCTTTCGTTACTTTGTTTGATGCCGAGGTTAAACAAGCATATCAAGCAGAATCAGTTCTACTTAATGCTGTTAGGCTAAGACAAGGTGTACAAGGCAACACTTACAAGTTTCCTAAACTTGGTAAGGGAAGTGCGACTGCTAGGATTCCACAAACAGATGTAACACCATTGAACGTTACTTATTCACAAGTAACAACAACAATGGAAGATTACAATGCGGCGGAATACTCAGACATTTTCCACCAAGCTAAGGTAAACTTCGACGAAAGGTCAGAACTAGTTCAAGTAGTTTCAAAAGCTATTGGACGTAGAATGGACCAATTAATTATTGATGCACTAGATGCGGAAGCATCACCAGGCACAGTAGCTAACACTGTTGTTACTTCTGGTTCAGCAGCTGCTTCTAACTTAAATGTTGGTAAGCTAATTGCGGCTAAGAAAACAATGGATGCTAAGAACGTTCCGTTTGATGACAGACATATTGTTATCCACGCTAACAACTTAGCTGGTCTACTAGGTGATGAAAGAGCAATCTCAGGCGACTTCGCATCAATCAAGGCTCTTGTTTCAGGAGAAATCAATACATTCCTAGGTTTCAACTTCCATGTTATTGGAGATAGAGACGAAGGTGGTTTGTCAATTGATGGCTCAAGCGACAGGAAAGTTTTCGCATTCCATAGATCAGCCCTAGGTATGGCTGTTAATATGGCACAAAAAACTGAAATCAACTATATCCCAGAAAAAACTTCTTTCTTGGTTAATAGCATGTTCTCAGCAGGTGCTGTATCTATTGATGGCGAAGGCATTGTAGAAATCACTTGTAGAGAATCATAGGAGGAATATTATGGCTTATAGTTCAACTAATTTACAACCGATAGGTGGTCAAGCTAAAGCTGGTAATGCTCCTCAAATGTGGAGCTACACTGCACCTGACGCAGATGCGATTGCTGACATTAATACAGAAGGCTACTTCAATGGAGCCGCTGGCGTATTAAAAGTTGGCGATTTAATTCATGTTTGGGACAGTTCAGTACCAACATCAACTCTAGTAACTGTATTATCAAATACAGGAACAGTTGTTGACGTATCTGATGGAACAGCTCTATCAGTTGCGGATGCTGACTAATTACTAACCGAGGGGACTTCGGTCCCCTCAACTTTATGAGGGCATAATGGCAAGCGGTGATTCAAATGTTACAATCTGTAATCAAGCCTTGAATTTATTAGGTGCAGATGTTATATCTTCATTTTCTGATACAACTAATGATGCCGCAACAGTATGCCACAATATCTACGACACAATCAAGAAGCAAACATTATCATTGTACCCATGGTCATTCGCATTAACCAAAGTACAATTAGCAAGGTCCTCAACTACTCCCATTAACGAGTGGTCATACCAATATGATTTACCTTCAACAGCGGTAAGTGGTACACCATTACAAGTATACAATTCAAGTGCTACTCGTGTGTTGCCAATACAAAATTACGAATTACTATATACAGCTAGTGGTCCAACCATAGCTACTAATGAATCAAGCATTTACATAGACTATATTACATCAGGAATATCAGAAGGGTTAATGCCTTCTTACTTTGTCCAACTACTTGTCTATATGATGGCATGGCATTTAGCAGAACCTGTTACCGATCAAACCACTAAAGCAGATTACTGGAGAACAGTATCATTAGGTGGTATGGCAGAGAATGGTAGAGGTGGCTACCTCCGTCAAGCTATGAACATTGATGGTAGAGGCAAACCAAATTATGCAATAGTAGACTTCCCATTAGCTGATGTAAGGTGATGCTATGAGCAGAGCTGTTACTATCCAAACTAATTTTACCACAGGTGAAGTTGATCCATTGTTGAAATCCAGGATTGATATTAACCAGTATTATAATGGTTTAGATAAAGCAAGGAATGTTCTTGTCCAGCCTCAAGGTGGTTTAGAAAGACGACCAGGATTACAATACATAGATGAGATACCAAGTGCCGCTAATCCGCAAAATGGTTCACGCCTTATAGCATTTGAGTTTTCTACTACACAAAGCTATATGTTATTGTTTGTTGATAATAGAATGTATGTCTATAAAGACAAAGCATTGGTAACAAACATCAATGGTAGTGGTAATGATTATCTTACAACAACAATAGGTTCTGCTGTATTATCGACTATGGACTATGCACAGTCTGTAGATACACTAATATTAGTGCATGAAGATATGACACCATTCAAAGTTGTTAGAGGTGCATCACATAGCACATGGACTATCTCAGCTATCTCTTTTGATTTTGTGCCTAGCTATGCTTTTACCATTACTACTACTGCTGGCGCTCATAACCTCACACCGACTGCGGTTGATGGTAATGTTACTTTCTCAACCAGTGGTGGTTCTTTTAGTGCATCTAATGTTGGAGATTATATTGAAGCAACAGATGGTATTGGTAGAGCAAGGATTATTAAATATGTTTCTTCTAGTGAGGTAGATGCAGTAGTAGAGATACCATTCTTTGATGCAAACGCTATAGCCGCTGGTGATTGGTTCCTTGAGAGTGGATATGAAGATACTTGGTCAGCAACAAGAGGGTATCCAAGAACAGTTACATTCCACGAAGGTAGATTATATTTTGGTGGTACTAAGGAACGTCCGAACACATTGTTTGGTTCACGAGTCAATAGATTTTTTGACTTCAATCCAGGAAATGCCTTAGATGATGATGCAATAGAAGCAACATTAGATACAGGTAAAGCCAACCCAATCATAGGATTGTTTAGTGGTAGAGACTTACAAATCTTTACTAAGGGCGGTGAGTTCTTTGTACCTCAATCATCACTAGACCCTATCACTCCTAGTAACATTGTTATCAATGGTGCAACAAGAAGAGGTGCTAAGGAAGGTATTAAACCTCTAGGTGTTGAGAGTGGTACAATATTTATTCAAGCGGCTGGTAAAGCTATTAGAGAGTTTTTGTTTAGTGATGTAGAACTAAACTATGTATCAAACAACATATCATTATTATCATCACACCTATTACAATCACCAGTAGATATGGCACTAAGAAAAGCAACATCTACTACAGATGGGGATTTATTATTAGTAGTTAATAGCAATGGCACATTAGCCACTTATTCTATTCTCAAGACTCAAAACATTACAGCACCATCATTAGCCTCAACAGATGGTGAGTTTATTAATGCGGCTGTAGATGTAGAGACTATGTATTTTGTAGTTAAGAGAACAATAGATTCAACAGACGTATACTATATAGAAACATTTAATGATGATAACACTACAGATAGTGCTATACTACTATCAGGTGGGACATTACCTGGTACGACATCAGTTACAGGATTGGATCACTTAGAAGGTGAAACAGTTAAGGTTATTGTAGATGATGCTATGCAATCAGATAAAACAGTATCAAGTGGTGCAATAACATTAGATGCAGTACCGACAACGTATGTTGAGATAGGTATTAACTATACACCTACTATAACAACATTACCAGTTGAGTTAAAATTACCAAGTGGTAATATAGTAGGACAGAAGAAAAGAATTGTTGAGGCAACTGCTAATTTGTATTTGTCTCAGAATCTTACCCTAGATGGTAAAGACTTTGCATTTACTGCGGCAAATTTCTTTACAGGGAAGAAGAGAAGGAAACCAATGTTGGGATATGATAGAGAAGGACAGATGACATTCTCACAATCACAACCATTGTTTTTCAATTTAATTGGAGTTGAATTTAAAGTGAGTGTAGGTCAATAATGTTTAGTTCATTTTTTAGTGTATTGTCAGTAGCTTCATCCATTGGTCAGGCTTTTATGAGCTACCAACAAGCGGCGGCTATGAAAGCATATTATGATGCACAAGCTGACATATCACGATTACAATATTCACAGAAAAGAGTAGAGGCTAAAGAACAGGGTGTTAGGGTATTAAAAGAAACCAACAGAGCTTTAGGTTCTGCATTAGCACAAGCGGCGGCAGGTGGTATATTAGCTACAGAAGGTTCTGCATTATTACAACAATCTGTGTCATTGCGAGGTGGTGTAGAGGATTTCAACCTTGCTACATTTAATGAAGAGATATTAGCAAACATGGGAGCATTAGAGTACGCTAACCTACAACAAGCAGGTCAAACACAAATGACAGGTGGTCTGATAGGTGCATTATCTGGATTTGGTACAAACATTACCAATGCTTATCAAGGCGGTTTATACAGTGGATTCGGTGTAACGCCACCGAAGAAGGAGGGGTAAGATGCCACCGAGAAGAACCGCATATCAATCAGGTAGAGTAGGAATGGTCGGCATACCTAATGTTGATTTTCCTCAATATAAAGCACAGGCTGGTGTATTCTCTGACTTAGAAAGGAGATTGAATACTGTTACAGATTTTGCAATTAAAGCTGGAACTGCTGAGGCAGAGAACAGGGCAATGAGAAATATGATTACTGACCCTGAAGTGTCTAATTTAAATTTAGAATCCTTGCAAGGCATGACAACCGACGAACTAAACAAAATGATCGGTAGTCCAAGAGGAAATGCTTATTTTAGAAAAACAAGAGAAGTTGGATTGAGTACAATCTTATCCAACATTAACAGCTCATTTAATACTCAAATTAATAACACATACGACACCGCTAGGGGGAACCAAGAAACACCTGAAGAGTTCTATAAGTCTCTAAAGGCTATTAAAGATGGGACTGTTGACTCACTGTTAGAGCTTGATGCAGGGCTTGCCACATCATTTAATGCAAAGGCTGGCGAGACAGTAGCGTCTAAATTTGCAAAGTATAATGAGGATTATCTAACAACACAAAGAACTATTAAAAAAGCAGATTTATATTTACAATTAGATCCAGAAAAACCACTAAGTGATTTTACTATTAGCACCCCTTTGGAAAGTTTGCAGTCTGTTCTTGATAATATAGATAGTCAAGTTGGTCCGTTAGAGTTAGAGAGAAGTGATATTACTAACCTAAAGGGCAATGCTCAGAAACAGTTTGTCAATAGTATTCGTGATTCAATGCTAGAGATACAACAGTATTTAGTCGCAGATGACTTAGAGGCTATTAATAAAGCAATCGTGTCAGAAGATTTAGATAGCCTTATACCATTGTTTGATAAAATAATCGCAAGGAATAATCCAGAGGGGGATGACGCTTATGCGGATAAGAACAACAAGTTAGCTACTAGAGGGCAAATGATATACAACATCATTGAAGATGCTTTAGGAGATAACCCTACTATTTCTAAAGAAAGACTAAGCAAACTGTTGTTATCACCTATTTATGACAATGACACAGAGAATAAAATTGAAAAACTAAAACAAGAAGAACTCGACCTACAATTAAAAGAGTTAGAGAGTGATGGTTTGGAGTATATTTTTGCTAATGATATAGAAAGCTATCAGCAAGTTGCAGAACAGTATGAAATCTTGGCAGGTGTTCCTCTTAATTTAGAAACAAAAGTTGATACACAACTTGAGATAAACAATAGAATAAGTGGGAATATAGACAGTCATAAGAATTTATTATCTACTATGGAATTAGCCTTGAGCGATGCTGATGATAGTGAGTTGGCTCAAGAAAGATTATATGAGCTGGTAAAATCAGGTGAGCCTATATCTGTAGATAAACTGCAACGTGAAACAGGAATAGAATTTAGACAGGGGGCTTTTGAGCCAAATGCTATGATTGACTTTAGCAACACAACACTAAACAGTATCATGAAGTTAAATCTAAGTAGTATCAACAAGAAGAAAGCAGATTTTTACGACACGATCTTTCCTTATGTACCTTTTGAAATGCAATCTATTATTGCTAATCACAATGTCCCAGATTTTAAAAATAGAGACATATATAAAATGGTAGAAGATTCTGGACTAGTGTCTACCCACAATGCTATGGATAGGATGATGGCAGAGTTCTTGAACGACCAAAAAATTGCTAGGAAAAACGATCAACCTTTTGATTCTGTCTCATGGATGAAAACTAATATTGTGAAGTTACCTTATTATACTTATGAAGAAGTGTTAGGAGAGACTTATGATAGTGAGATAACTCCAGCATTTACGCAATATTCCTTAGCAAACAAAAAGAATCTTGCTTTCCAAAGAGCAAACAATGTGGATTATAGTTCGCAAATAGTATTTAATTATACAGGAGTGGGTATAGAACCAAGGGCGTACAACTTTAATGATTTGTTGGTAACTAGAGATGATATGGAGGCTCTGTTAAGTTCTAAAGATCCACAACAGTCATACAAATTAATCAATGACCTAGAAACCAAAATCAATAACGCTATTGATAATTGGGGTAATATAGATGCAGAGTTTGCCGTCGCTATAGATTTAGAATTAACAGATAATAGGGTACAATTAACCGATATCATAGAAGGACTAAACTTATCACAATTTGAGGGACAAGCAGATGTTGTTATTCCAGAGTTACAACGTATGTTAAATGATATAGAAACAATTAAAGTAGAGCTACGAAAATGACCAAAGCACCAGGCAAATACACCTATCGTTATGACGAGATTAAAAACAGGGTAGTTGAACAATTCTCTCCAGAGAACTTAAATCCTGAAATTAAAAACTATGGGATTAAAGATTTCTTCACAAGCTATGCTAGAACTGTCCCAGGTCGTATTATTCTGGAAGATGCTCCAAAACAGGCGGCACTAGGGGTTGCCAAGGGAGCTATAGACATTGCCCAAACAGCAGAAGAAATTGTAGGTGAGGTAACAGAAACACCAACAACTTTTATACAAGCCATAGATATGATGTATAATGATGACACAGGATTTAAGTATATAGATGATTACACAAAAGACAGGTCTGTTTTACATAAACTTGATGAGCTTATACCAGACGATAGCCTAGGAACTGGTGGTGGTTTTGCTAGATTTTTAACTAATATGAGTGTGTACCCTGGAGTTTATTCGTTTGCTAAAGCTAAAGGCTTGGGTAAGTTTATCTCTACTATTGCGGCTCTTACTTCAGAGAACGCTGTGTTTACACAAAAAGGAGAAGATAACATTGTAGAAGTACTATCTGAAGGATACGACTTAGATCCTAAAGCCGAAGATAATTGGACTAGGACATTTGTGAAAAGAGGTGTTGAGTGGGCAAAAAGCGACCAGGATGAAAGTTTCTTGCACCAAGTGTTAAAAGATACAACAGGCAACAGTATTCCTTTAGGTGTATTGGGATTGGGTTATTATGGTTTCAAAACACTAAGACATTTGTTTAAAAATCCTAACAATGCAAAAACCATAAGAATGGAAATGCTTGGGGAAAAAGGAGATCAGTAATGGAGTGGTTCAATAGATTATTAAAGATTGGTATTACAGGAGCTAAACGTCTCAAAGATGCAGACTTAGAAGATTTGTTGGCTAAGGCTCCTGATGAAGTAAAACCTTTGGTAGAGAAGATAGTTAGGGGAGAGAAACTAAGCACCAAAGAAAAAAAGATAATGGTCAACAGCACCAAGAACGTTAGAGAAGAAGATATTTTTCACCCTACCAATGGTAAATTTATCTTTACTGATAGAGCTATTAACGAATTAGCAGAAAAAGGCAAGGAGAAACTTGTTAAGTTTGCCAATCTTGAATTAGATGAAGAGGGAACAGAAAAACTAGCTGGTGTCTTAGAAGCTATTGTTAGAGAAAAAAGGAAAGCTATAGCTATGAGAGAAGGCATGGCTGATCCTAAATATGGCGTGGATCCTGACTTTACAGTATCCGTCAATAAACAAGGCGATATTGCTTATAATGCAGATTTAGGATTTGATTCAAAAGTTGCCGCATCCTTTGCACCTTTCCGATTTGATGTTATGGAGGTAAATACTCCAGCATTGTATCAAAAATGGGTTAATCAATCTTACGAAGCGTTAGGTAAATTTATTAGTGCTGGTGATGATGAGATTATATACACTCAAGACGAACTACTAAGCCTTTCCAGTCAATCTGGATGGACAGACTTATTTAAATGGGCGGCTAACAATGATCCCAAAGTAGCTGATCTAGGAAATTTTCCAAACCCATCTTATGCAAACAAAGGTATATATCTATATCATTCTATTAATGAGGAAGTTAAAAGATTATCTAAGTTAGTGGTTAATGGAAAGGCTGACAAAGGCTTAACACCACAAGAAACAGAATTAAAACTGGCATCTACTGTTTTAGCAACTGAAAATTTTATGCCAGGTGTAGCACATGGTAGAGGTTTTGGTGGTTTGTCTATGTCTGAAGGTAGGTCTAGTCGATTAGCAAATGCTGTGAAGGCATTGTCTGGTATGAGGAAATCAGAAGCTGAAACGATAGCTGAAGCAGATGCTATTGCGACAAAATATGCTACAGAGCTATCTAATTTATACGCTGAATTTGATGCCAATAATGTACAGGATTTTGCAAAACATTACACTAGACTACATGATGATGGAAGAGATGTTTTTTTATCAGGCTTTAAAAAATGGATGACAACTAGAACCAAAGACGGAAAGTTACCATTTAATGAATGGCTAAAAAACGGATACACTGCATCTCTACTAGCAAACCCAAAAACGTGGTATAAGGCGGCAAAAAGTATGTTAGGACAAAAAGGATTGTATTATATCAAGAAACCAATTAGTGCTGGAGTATCTGGTCCTTTGCTAAGAGAGGTAGTGCAACCAGGAGTAATGGCAGTTAATAATCTTACTGGTAGATTAACTAGAAAAGCTGGTGGATTACCAGAGAGTGTAGGTCCATACGACCCTATGGGCATTGGTGCGAATTGGTCTCATCACATTCTGAGTGGAGAAAAATGGCAAAATAGTGAATTTATGGATGCTTGGATTGGTACTGTTGCTATGAACGAAGTATTCCCTATTGCTATTAGAAATGCTTTAGCGGTAGCAAAAAGAAACGACAGTTTGGATTCTGGAACTAAAAAAGGTATGTACAACACCCTGGATGTTTATAAAGATATTGGTGATTTCCTTTCCGATAAAGGAATGAACAAAACAGCATTTGCAACCAGCAAATTGCCAAAAGTAGGATTTTATGCTTTAGGGGGATTAGATGATAGCGTTAAGACCTTAACTGTAGCAAAGGAACTGTTAACAGATGCTTATAAAGAAGCACAAAAAGTTTTTGAAGAGACGGGTGATTACCAACAATACATAAATAAATTAGTAAGTGTTATGTCAGAGCCTTCAAAGTACTTAGACAAGGCAATAGATATTGGCAGAGATGTTACATTAACAAATAAAATAGTTAAGGATGGGAACGCTATAGAACGATTTGTTGCCGCTGGTTATAAGTATGTAGATAATCTATTGTTAAAAACTCATATCCCATTACCTAGGATTATGATTAATTCTATGGCTGGTGGTAAAGACTACATACCTGGTGCATTTGTTATGTCCTCTAGGAGAACCCAGCAGTTAATGGAGGGTGGGGATTTAGCCGAAGATATTATTACTAAGCAAATATTAGGGGGTCTAGTAGCATACTCTTTAATGGACAGTTATTGTAATCCAGAAAATCCTGACCAGCTGTTTTGTATTGCAAATGCCGCTAGTAATGAACAAGAAAGCAGTTACTATGAGGCAAATGGAATTTCTGAATGGTCCATCAATTTCCGCAAAAACAAGAACGACAGGTTCAAATCTATAGGAACGGAAACCTTAGAGGGCATTAAGTACCCTATCCATGTCTTTGCTGAAGTAGCTAAAAAAATTAATAACATGGATTTAGATTTAACGGACACACCTGATTTAATATCCGCAACTGCTACTGGTCTATTTGAATTTATGACAGTAGATACGATATTTGATTTGCATGAAGATGTATTAAGAGTCTTAAATGTATTTAACAACTCTGATCCAGAAACAACAGATGATGTCTTATTAGATAAAGTTTCTTCTGTGGTTGCTGAAGGAGTATTGAAATATGGGGATGCTTTGACTACTAATATGGGAGCTAATCCATCAACAGCACGATTCGTGTCTGATATATTTGATCCTGTGTCAAGAGCTACCACACCAGAATCTATTAGCCAGGGAGGTAGATTTGATGCCACTAAATATATTATGAACAACATTATCCAAAAGAAACAAAATGATTGGAGATTTGTTATAGACACCTTACCAGGAGTAGAGCCAAACGTTCCTAGCCTTGATAACTTTGGCAATGAGAAAAACAAAGATCTACCAATAGGATTGTTTGAAGATCAAAAAGCTCATGTCAGTGTTAACAATAGAGAGTCTGTAAATTACCTTGCTCAAAATGGCATTGAGATACCAGATACAGGAATGGCGTATTTAGATTTGGGTGAAGATTTTGGTAGAGTAAAATTAAACCAAGCCGAAAGATACCAGGTGCAAAAGTATTTTACCAATCAACCTATTGAGTTAAGAGATAGGAATGGTGAACTTATGTTCCCAGACAAAGGTGCTATGCCACTGTGGGATGCTGTTGATGAGCTTACAATAGGTGATTCTAAAACATCTAATGTGTTCCGTAGTTTGCCTTTGGAAGGAGATTACACACAAACCAAAGAGTTGGATTGGGTATTAAGACAATATATGGACAACACTAAAGAATATTTTATGTCAATTCCTAGCTTTGCAAATAAAGCTATGATGCTAGAACAGGCTGAAAAACGATAGAAAGTTACAGTAAATTATGATACAATACAAATCAATATTCGGAGGAGGCAATGGCGACATTCGACATCAATGATGTAGCGAGGCGTGTCCAGTATACATCAACAGGACAAACAGGTCCTTTTAGCTTTACATTCCAGGTGAATGCTTCATCTGAATTGTTGGTGTATATAAATGACACAGAGAAAACAGAGACTACACATTATACAGTTTCTCTGAATGCTGATGGTACAGGTAGCGTTACCTTTACTACAGCTACTACATCTGGTGAATTGATTACTATTATTGGAGACCAGCCTCTATCCAGAACAACAGTATTCCAAGTAGGACAAGTCAACCAACCAACAACTCTTGAGACAGAGTTTGATAATACATTAATTAGACAGCAACAAATCAAAGAGATTACAGATAGGTCTATACAATTAAAACCTTCAACAGGTAGAACAGTTACAGGTTCTGGTACGTCAGGACCATTATATTTCCCTTATGATACAACAGTAGCAAACAATGCTAATAGAGTATTGAAGTATGATAGTAATGGTACATCATTAGAGTTAGGTTCTACAACTACAAACATAGATGCTCTAGCCGCAATAGCCAGTGATATAACAACAGTATCAGGTATCAGCAGTAATGTTACTACTGTAGCAGGTATAGCAAGTAACGTAACATCTGTAGCTTCCAATGCCTCTAACATAAATACAGTAGCTACCAACATTGCTAACGTTAATACAGTAGCTGGTATATCATCTAATGTAACTACAGTTGCTGGATTAAGTACAGAGATTACTGCATTATCTGGTGTGAGTTCTGCTGACTTAATAGCAGTTGCCGCACTTGGTACAGAATTAGCTACACTTGCACCAATCACTTCAGATATTACTACAGTTGCTGGAATAAGTGGTAACGTAACAACAGTCGCAGGGATTAGTTCTGACGTTTCTACAGTATCTGGAATCTCAGCAAACACTACTACAGTTGCAGGTATCTCTGCCAATGTTACAACAGTAGCTGGTATTAGTTCAGATGTAAGTACAGTAGCAGGTATTAGTGCTAACGTTACAACTGTTGCAGGTGATACAGCAAACATAGCAACAGTAGCTGGTAATACTACAAACATTAATACTGTCGCTACAAACATTACAGATGTAAATACATTTGCTAATAGATATAGGATTGCCGCTACAGACCCAACAACTTCCCTAGATATTGGTGATTTATACTACGATACAACTAATGACATAATGAAAGTGTATGGTAGTTCTGGATGGCAAAATGCTGGTTCATCAGTTAATGGTACATCTGCACGATTCCAATACTCTGTAAGTTCTTCAACAACAACAATTACTGGAACAGATGATAATGGAAACACTTTACTCTATGATGCAGGTTATATTGACGTATATCTCAATGGTATTAAGATGGTTAATGGAAGTGATGTTACTGTTACCTCTGGTTCTTCTGTGGTATTCGCTACTGCTATTGGCACATCTGGCACTGACACCGTTGATATTATTGCTTACGGTACTTTCAATGTTGCCGCTATTGATGCAACCTCGATAACAAGTGGTACACTAGGATATGCAAGAGGTGGTACAGGACTAGGTACTTTA